CTGTTACTTTACGACCAATTTCCATGTATCCATTTCCAGTTGCCTGTACATCTACATAAATTTTTTCCATAATTTTTGTAAAACTGTCGTCATCGTTAAGGTTTTCTAACCAATCACGCATTTCAATCTTTGCTCTTTCAATTCTTTTACGAGCACGGCCAAGAGAATTTTCGTCCTCAACGTTTTCAAGTTTTAGCATGGTACGTGAAGAAACAACAAAATCATAACCAAGACCAACAACGTTTTCTACTTTAGCGTCAATTGCTGCGTGGTTTGCAAAAGATGTATCGTAATAGTTTGCTAATTCATAAAGGTTATAAGGTGGTGTAATTACATCAAAAAGTCCATAACCATTTCTAACTGCTGCTCCTGGATTTATGGCTTTTGATTTTGTGTTGTCTGTTCCAGACTGAACTGCATTTGCGCTATCTAAATATGCGGTGTTTGGATCTACTGCTTTGCCAATAGTACGAGCAACACGTCTTTTAAAGTTTTGATCAAGATTGTTTAAATTTTTAATGAAATCCCAGTTTTTATTAAAAGGATCGTTCTTTTTAAATTCATCATCTTTGTCTGCAAGATTGTCAATACTTGCACCAATATAGTACTCTTCTTCATCAATCATCAGAACCATGCTCCTTTATTGTTTGTTGTGCTGCATGAACAGCACCCAAATCATTCATATTAGGAATGAGTCCTTCTTTCATTCTGGCAATCTGCTCAGAGTATTCCATCTCACTTACACGGTTTACACCAGGATGAAAAACTGGTTTTCCTTCTGGCTGACCCCAATATTCTGCTGCTTTGCGTAATTCCATGATTTTTTCAAGATCACCTTTACGTGCAGGAATGTTTAAAAGGTTTCCGTGACCATCTCCAAAGACCTTGCCATTAGGTTTTTCCCAGAAATACAAACCCCAGTCATAGTTTTTTTCAATAAGTTTGATCTTGGACTTACCAACTTCTCCTGGTTTTTTCTCTCTCATAACCATTAGTATACCATATTATGCTACAGTTGATATAGAACTTTGCCAAGTGGCGTCTTTAAATACCTTCAAATAGTCAGTCTCCATATAAATACCTTCATTGTCATCTACAATAATTTTATTTGTGCCAACGTAATTCTTATAAACCTCTGCAGGATTAACAATATACCTGCTGTCCCTACTCTTAACTAAAACGTTATCCCAATTTGAATCGTCCCAATAGTTCCAATTTTGATCGTTTATTTCTCCCCACGTTCTAAACAAAATCTGTTGTTCAAGTTGTGAATTGGTTCCTTTATAAAAAGATATGTTATTAAAAGTCATTAGATGTTTTAAATTTATTTTTCCATTGTAAGAATTTAAATTAAGGTTAACTGGAAAAGACATACCTAAAACTGCCCATCTTTGAATTGACATAGTTGGCTCTGCCACATAAAGTCCATCTAAATAATAATACAATTCTGTAAATGGTAGGCCATCAGATTTTGTTTTAGCAGAAATAGTTGCTCTGTCTGCATTCAACGAGTTGGCTTGAATATAAAATTCTATTGTATCGTTTGCATACTCTATTTCAAATATTAAAACTGGATCTTCAGGAAATGCCCATAAATCTGACCTAATAAACATTTGAATAGCACTTAAAGAATACTTAAGGTCTAAGCCTGGATTAATGTCAATACTGAATCCACGACTTAAATTGTTTAGTCCGTCTCTTAATTCAATCCCGCTTTTTCTTGTAAGATATAAATATGGAACACTCTCTTTGTCAATAACATATGGATTTACTCCTTTGTAATCAGCAACACCACTTGCCAATTTGTATGGAATTAAATCTATTCCATATCTACTTGTTACTGGATTTGAATCATTTGCATTTAAACTTTTTGCTGCAAACTCTATTTTTCTTAAAGAAAGTTTATTATGTAATATACCAAACACTTTAAACCTAATGGAGTAAACCATTGATATAGTGTTAAAATCAATATTTTTTGATGGATAAATTAAATAATTATCAACAATTTCAAACCTTTCAGTTTGCCAATCCGCTTCAGTATTTAAATTTAATATTCTTTTTTTAATTGCTGGGTTTGTTGTTGCATAGTCTGAGTCTGTCTGCGTAATGCCTTGAGAAATATCTTGAAAAGTAACATATACTCTTACGTTTGAATCGTTAGTATTTAATGAATCGGAATTGTCTACCCAATAGGTGTCTCCCTCTTCTTTTACTTCAGATGGTGCTGGATAGTCAATATTAAACTGAATAAAATCAATATCTGTTATAGTTTCTTCGTCTTCATCTAAAACATCTTTTGCAAGTACTGATAGTGGAATATAATCTTCCCAATAACCAAAAACTGAAATATCAATAAAAAACTTTCCATAATCTTCAAAAGAAAATAAGGTATAACTAGAAACATGATTAATGGTAGAGTTTGCAAAATTAAAAGTTCCATCATCGTAGAAGTATGAGTCTAGCGTAAAAGATGTATGCTTATATGTATTAATTCCAACATTATATATATTTCCAGTAAACATATTTTCTTTATTTGGTTGGCTTCCAATATATAGTTTTAATGATCCTGGATTTGCAAAAAATTGAGCAAGCCCACCTGTTGTATTGTTTGCAATTAATTTTGAAATTTGAATTCCGGCAGTAAAAGTTGTAACGGGACAAGTATGCGATCTAATCGTAGTTGAAACTCCAGCATAAGTAAAAACATAATTTAGTAGAGTAGATTCTTTTTTAATGGCAAAACTGTTTACTCCGTCTGTTATGTACAAGAACATAGCATTTTGATTTTCTTCTAATTTAAATGTTCCAACAATAGAATCTATAGTGTTTGAAATAAACGAAAGATTTTCAAAATATATATAAGAATTTGTGTCCCAGGTTCCGGATGGTTTCAAACTAAAAAATTTTGACCCTGTGGTTTGAATCAATTTATTAGCAGCCTCTAGTTCAGTTATAGTTTTATTTTCAGGTAGAACAAAGTTAGGCAATTGATAGTCTGGGGTTTTAAGTGTTGATATTCCAGGAATCAAATTATCCTCAATTCCAGAATCCCAAGACCTTGTAGTTGGATATGTAACGTTATTGCTATATCCTGCAAATGGATAGTCTATTTCTACTGTTGATCCACCATAATAATTATCTATAATTTCTGGTGTTGTTGGTATACCCTGACCTAAAATATAATGAACTTTTGCTGCATTTGTTGAAATAGAATATGGATATAAAGAAATACAATCAATCTTAATTTGATCCACATATGTTTCATATGCATAGAAAGCAATCCAGTCATTACTTTCGGTTGTGTGTATTTCATCATATTGTGAAGGAAGATTCATTAACAATGTATCAAATATTAATGATCCAACCTCTTCACCATTAACTAAAAGAATTGCCTTATTTTTAATAAGTTTAATATGAATAAGCATTGGTCTATACCATTCGCCAACAAAATGTGAAATAAAATTTCCATCAATTGCCAAAGTTAAAAAACAATCTTTTACATATAGACCATCTGTTGATCCTATTGGTCCCAAAATTCTTTTTGCATCTGATGTATTTACATCTGCCTGCAACCAAACCTCTAAAGTATAATCATTGTGTCTACCAGATTCATTTAAAAATCCATAGCCTGGAAAAATAAAAGATGGTTGAGTATTTGTAATTAAATCTGCTTCATCTACAAAATAATTTATATCTGTCCAAGAGTCTTCTGTATTTTTCCAATAAGACCAACTTTCTTCAGCAACCTGTTCCCAAGTTCTATAATCAATTATTTCTGAGTGTGGGATTAACTGAACTGCTCTGTCTGATCCATAAACAAGCGGTACACCAAAATTTTTACCAGCCAAAGAATTGTTGTCAACAACATAATATCCGCTATTTGCATTAAGACCATAAGCATTTGCTTCAACTACTCCATCTAAAGATAAATTAATAGTTGCTGGACTTGAAAGTTTTGTTTGACCTAATGATGTTGCATTAAACTCTTCACTGTGTTGACCTGCAGTAATCCCATTAAAATGAATATTATAATCTGCAATAGTTGCTCCTCCTGGAGAGGAAACAACTTTTATAACAAATTTAAATTCTTTGTCAAGGTCTGGAAAAGTAAATGTTGCTGAAATTGGAGTCCAAACTTCTGATTCAATAATTGTAAAATCTTTAAACTGTGATCCTCCATCATACTCATAACCAATAGATATTGAAACAATGTTTGCACTTGCTGTATAGTAGTATGTGCTTAAAGCAAAAGTTTGTAGTGTAGGATTTAAAGATTGAAAATTTACCAAGTTTGGACTTTTTATATAGTATGTTGTATTTGTACTAGAAGGAAGCGTTGATCTAAAAACTTTGCGATAACTATCTGGAAATGGTTGAACTTGGTTTTCTCCATTAAAAACTGGAGTTGATCCAGCAATAACTGTCCCACCTGTTAATGTCCAGTTGGTGGCATTACTAATATCCCTTTGTGCTTCTGATATTAAAGAGATATAGTCTGCTGAATCATCTAATGGCCAAATTGCAAGCGGATGCTCGGCAAAAATTTTTTCGGCATATAAATTAGAAGGAGTATTCATTATTACTCTATTTTACCACACTAAGGCTTAATTTTAGTTGCTAGTTTCTAATTTTATTTCACAGTAATCTGTTGTGCAATACATTTCTCCAACGGAATCAAGATTCTCAATACCGTCATAAATTGCATCAAAGTTAATATGAGCAACCTTTCCAACATAACCATCGTACTCTTCTTTAGTGATTTGTGTGTATGGCTGTTGTGGATAAGTGTGATTTCCCATTGGAAGGAAAGAAACTGCTTTCAATTGACCCTCGTACATATGAAGTGCTGGAGCAATATGTTTTGTTTCTGTTTCTTTGTCAAAAGATAAAGTCACAGACACTCCATTATCTGACCAATATTTTTGTGTAGTTGCAGCAAGACCAATCTTTTCAAACAAACTTACATCTTTCTCTGATCTTGGATGTCCTGAAGATACTGGGAAATATACTACACTAGTATTTGCTGATACTAAATCATCTTCAATTTTATACCCTGCCGCTTTAAATAAATGTAGCATTGGATCTGTATTTCCAAAACGAATTGCACGTAAGAAATATTCTCCACCAACAGACCAGTGAACTCCTGGAGATGCTCCAGAAAGTAATGAAACTGATCCTGAAGGTTTTACTGTAGTTACACGAATTGATTCACGAACACATAGCCATTCTGAATACTGCTTGTCGTAGTGACGAATCTTATTGTATCCTTCGTCCATCCATTCTCTGGTTGTTGGCATTCCATTAATATCGGTAAATGATGCAATACCAGTTAATGATGTTCCAATTCTACGGTTTCTTTGCATGATACCGTTTGTAATTTGCCAGTGTGTTGGAAGTAGAGTTACAGTTTTTCCATAAAGATATGCAAATTTTAAGGTACGCATAAAATCTTCTTTGTCTGTATGACGATTTAAGTGAACCTCAACTAATGTGCATAACTCATAAGATTCTAGTGGTTGTTCTGCACAAGGATTAAAACCCATAACACGATAGTCTTTTCCATCTGCTGGATCTGCTAGTCTTCCATAATTTCTTGCAACATCAAGCCAAATAAAACCAGGCTCTCCATTATCTGCAATCAAATCTACATAATCTTCATAATGAGTTCCAACTTCAGCAGAGATAGAGTTATTACTCATCCATGCCCATCCTGGATTTTCTGAATCAAATGAGTTACGATCTGGAAATAGTTCTGAATTCTTAAGATTAATAAAGTCTTTATCGTTTGGATTTCCAAGAGCAAGTGTTGCAGATCTACGAACATTGCCAGAAACAACACAAGTTCCAATAAGATTTACAATATCTACAATTGCTCTAGAATCTAACTTCTCTCCTGCTCTAGAACCAATTACTTTACGGATCATTGTATGTAGATCCATTAATGGTTTTGGACCGCTAGCAACCCCACCAAAGCCCTTAATTGGGGCTCCTAGAGGACGGATTAAGTCATAGTTAAATTCTTGAA